GCAGGCTTGCCTTTTTCGGGGTAAAAAACACCCCATGTGGTTATTGCGCTGTAGTCGGCTTGTTCCTTTTTGCTAAAGGCGGTGTCGTAGCTTTGCATTACGTAATGCAGGTGGGGGAGCTCCTTATCGGGCCACTTTTGCCACCAGTCGCGCTTGAGTATTGCGCTGGTTTCGCTGGTGGGGGACTGCTGCCACTGGGCCTCCCATTTGCTTACGCTCAAACTGGCACGTACGGCTATTAGGTCTTCCTTAGACCAGTACTCAGGCCATAGGGGGTTTTCGGTCTCGGGCATAAGGGCAGGGAATTCCACTACCTCCCATTTATCGGCCAAGGGGTCACGGGCCATCTGGCGTATTACCTTGCCGGTTAAGTCGTTTTCGGCCCAGCGGGTCATCACTACTACTATGGCTCCTCCGGGTTGCAGGCGTTGGCGCGGGCCACTGGTGTACCATTCGTAGGCGTGTTCAAGGGCAGTAGTGCTTAGGGCGTCTTGCTCGCTGTGGGGGTCATCGATAATGAGTAAGTCTGCGCCACGGCCCGTTACCGCACCACCCGTGCCAGCAGCAAAGTATTCACCGCCCTTGGTGGTTTCCCAACGGCCTGCGGCTTGGCTGTCGGCGCGGAGCTGCACCCCCTGAAACACCTGCATATACTCCTGCGAGTTCATTAAATTACGCACCTTGCGGCCAAAACGGTAAGCTAATTCAGCGGTGTGGGTGGTCTGCATAATCTTAAGCGTAGGGCGGCGGCCCATTAACCACGCAGGCAACAGGTAACTGGCAAATTCACTCTTAGTATGGCGCGGGGCCATATTAACTATAAGGCGCTTAATGTCGCCGTTAGCAACGGCTTCGAACTTCTGGGCCATAATGCCATGGTGCCTGCCCGCAATAAACTCAGGCCACATAGCACGTACAAAATGGGTAAAATTCTCGCGGCAAGTATCGGCATGTTCCAAAGCCTGCGCACGGCTCAATAACCTAGCGTAGCTCTTAAGGGTTTCTTCTGGGGTAGACTCTAAGGACATTTAATAAACAGCAATTTTATAAATTTTTCCACCACCGCAAAAAAGGTACTCGCTCCGCACAATGTATTAACAAGCATTTCATGTGTTTACAATTAAAGTTAAATAAAAGAAACAACGGAGCAAGCACCAAGCAACAGTGTACACAAATAATAAGTCGTGGGGCAAGGAACAATAATCAAGGACTCCTGTAAGGAGCTTTATAAAAAATGCCCTAGGATTTTTAGCAAAAACAGTGTTTACATGCTGAGCATATAAACACCGTCTCCGCAAGCGGGGGTCACGGGCTTAAATGCGCACACATAAAAAAGCCCGCGCTAGGCTAGGTACCTAGCGCGGGCCGGTTTGCGCTAGTTTTTAACTAGCTGTTGCGCTGCCCTTAACAGCAAGTTTAATTACTGGCTTTGGTGTAGCACTTGGCGTAATGCTAAATTTTTTGTTGCATGGGCTACCACCACCATTAAGCGCGGCCACTAACACGCAAGGATTAGTAGTTACCCCAGTGCATAACCGTATTAGGCTAAAGTATGCCTGTAGGCAGTACACGGGCTGGGTTGCTGGTGTGTGTTTGTATGCCCCACCATGCCGCGCACTGCTACTAGCCAACACCATTTGCTGTTGTTTTATGTTGGCGTAGCCGTGGCCTACAATACTGTTAACGGCAGTTTGCCAGCTAGGATGTATGCCATACAACAACCAGTTTAGTTGCGTAGGCCGTACCCCGTTGGGCTTGCCCTTGTAACCGTAGGCTAGTACTTTTTGCCCCGCGCTTGGTGCGTTAGCTATTGCTGCTTTGCCAGCTGTGGTTAGCTGCCAAGTAACATTGGCTGGCCCACCAACACTGGCAACCCAAGCTGTAATGGCTTGCGCTTTTACCCATTTATGCGGTTGGTTGCCTGTACCCAGTACTAGCTGCGGTATTGCTATAGTTGGCGCGTTTACTGTTGCGCTACCTGTAGCGGTTTTACGTTTTGATTTTTGCATTTGTTTACCCTTTATATGGTTAAGTGTTTTGGCTTTATTGCCATGTGGCCAGCCAGCATTGGCGACCACATAAGTAATTATACTTACCTATACAGTATTTACAAGTACTTATACAACTATTATGCAGTGTTGTATTTACAGCTATTATTGTACGCACGGACGCGAATGGATATGAGTAGAATTGATATGATGTGATGATGCATACCACACGCACATCTCTCTCTTCTAGTTAAATCTAGGTAAATAGTTTAGCTTAATCCTATGATAAATGGCTCACTCTTCCTCGTCTGCGACGGTGACGGTGATGTTGCTGAAGCGCACGAAAACGCCTCCCTCACCGTCGTCGTCGAGCAATTCCTCGAAGTCTACGTCGGTTTCCAGAACCATTTCGCATAGGCGGTTGAAAAACTCGTCGCGGTTCATTTTAGCTTAATCCTATGATAAATAGAATATAAACTAAACAGACCAATGCAATCTGCATTGTGATAACTGTTGGTGTTAGTTTCATATGGAATAACCAATTAGCAGTAAAAGGGGCGGGTTTCGGGGTAGTTTTTACCTTCGTGTGGCTGGACACACGTTCTTAATGAGCTATGGCCCCATGCGCCGCCGAGCAACAGGTAGTTGTCATCTCCGTACCCATCAGGATCGACTCCGTCATGCGGACCATGCCCCATCTTGTATGGGGTGCTGCGCTTGGCTTGCTCTTGCTCTTGCTTCCAGCGAGTCCACCATTTAAGAGCATCCTCCTCCCGAGTGAACGGGCCAGCCAGACAATGTATAAATTCACCCCTGTCAAACCACCAACCTCCTTCCTCTGGTCCCCCGTAACAACGGGATACCTCATATTGATTTACAAAATACTTGCCCTTAGTCCCTTCGTCTTCTCCTTGGGGAACATTTGCATAAGGGTTTTGCGAACTACTGGAACTAGCCATAACGTACTCCTTTATGTGAATAATTATTAACTACTACCCTTATAGTGTAAAGTCCTTACATAGGACTGGCAACCCCCTAAGTAGTCAACTCCATTCATTTCTATTCATAGTTATAGGTAGTATAGACGGGCGTGTTCGTCTCAAGTCTGGGTTAATCTCTCTCAGTAAATAAAAAAGAGCCAGCGGATACACGACCCGCTGGCCCAGTGGCGGCATTCAGTAATTAGTTGTTTTTAGCAACCGATAACTGAACCCAAGGCCCTTGCAGCCAAGCCTTGGCACTAGGACTATACCCACCATTCAACAGTGCAATGGTGCAAATCATAGTCTGTGCGCTGTGGCCGTCCACCTTACGCATGGCAGCAAGAATGTTGCCAAGGCGACGGTCGCCCGTTTTGCCATGCCCCTGCTTTAGACCAAACAGGTGGAAGTCATGGTACATGGCCCTTACGCCTCCGGCCCTGCTGTACCCGAACGGGGTAGGCTTTTGGTCCTTAAGGCGGCAGTTTTCCAACGGCGTTACGACCACGTTGTTAAGCTGCCCGTCCGCGTGTTGAGCTATCCAGTCATGTACCTGCTTGGCCGTGACTTCTACACCCTTTACAACAGGAAACACCAGAGCTTTGCCCGTGGTCTTTTTAACCACTTTCTTAGCTGTGGATTTTTTACGTACTGCGCTTTTCATACAATACTCCTTTCTGTGAGTATGGTTACTGTGACTAGTCCAATACCAGCCACTTACCCATAGTATATGCTCCTTAGCTAGGAACTACAAGTACTATTTAATCATCTTCTTTTATCCTCTTTCCGGGGACTAGAAACGAAAAGACTTGAACCGAAGACAAAGGAGGATTGATGATTATTGACGAGGAAAGGAAGACTTGAACCATGCACCGTGGTACAAGGCCAACGGCTCAAGGTGTTTCTCTCTCCCTAGGTAAATCTTGTCCTCTCCTTATAGAAGAAAGAAGATGATTGAGGAACCCTGCCCAATCAAAAGGACTTCCCGAAGACCAGACTGGGGTAAAAGGGGCTTTTTCAGTGGTTAATCCAGCAAGGCCCATGACCTGTTCTCCTGAAAATAAATTGATAGTCCTCTCTGGGGGATGTCCAACCAAGTTCCAAACGAGTCCCCCATGACTAAAATACTGTGTTTGCCAAGAGATTTGATGTGGTCGGAACTTTACTGACTTAAGTGTCTTTAATCTGTGAACCTTTAGTTCTAACCAAAAAGGTGTACCGTCTAACAGGCCGTGTAAGTCGGGTACTCCCGGAGCAGCCCACGACTCTATACGTGTCCACAACACCTGTTCTTTAGTCCCGTCACGTAGCTGTTTCCAAAGCCTGCTTTCCGGTTTACTGGGCATTACTGTTCTACGGTTTCTACCTCGGTTACGTCTATTACATTGCCCGCACTCACGGCAGCTAGTCCGGGGAATTCCTCTTGGAGGCGGTGTATTTCAGCCATTACTTGCTCGCGTGACATCTGGTCTATTTTACCGTGCAGTATTTCCTTACGGTCTATGTACAGGCCAGCAGCCTGACCACGGTACTTTTCAGCTGACACAGCGGCAGAAAAATTGTTGTTATCAATGGCGGTGTCACGTAGTTCAGCTAGTTTTTGTACGTGGTTTTCAAATGTAACCTCGTATTTTTTAGCCAACTCGCTTTTGACTTCCCTTACACGGGCTACCACATGGGGATAGTCCCTGCCGTTTAACAATTGACTAGCTATGGCATGGGCACTGGCAGGACTGTAGCCAGCGCGGACTGCGGCTTCGGTTTGGGTCACATCCTCGCTGCTGTATATACGGCAGAACTCCTCTTGCTTGGGTGTTATCTGCTTTTCGGTACGAGGGTTTGCTACAACGTCTAGTTTGGGTTTATGAGTTTGTTTTGACTTAGGCATCCTTAAAAGTCCACACTTTGCTTTATAGATGTGATATTAGCAGAAATGACTTCAAATTAAAAGTCCTAAATAGAACTTAAATCAGCGGAAACCTGTTTCACTGTGCAATGACTCTAACCTATATACTGTGATATTGTATATCGGTGAGTACTGGAACTTTTTTAACTCGTTTTGTACAATATACCATCTATATACAAAAGTGCGGAACTTTAACGATTTATTTTACCGCGTACCTGACTAACGTACCCATTGTTGACCCAACCTTTAGTGCCCGCTGCGGATTGGCTACAAGCACTGTTTCCGTGCCGTGCCACCGATAGTTTGCCGGTAACGTGAGTATGTAGTCGTGGGTAGGTGTTTGTGCTGCGTAGACTTCTAGGGCAACGCCTTCGTTGCCTGCCCCGCCGCCCGGACTGCCCTGTGGCCGTGGACAGCAGTACACCCTGAAGTCGTTAAGAGTTAGCCCTGCGTTGATACTGCTTGCGCCTACGATAACAGGTGGAATTTGGCCCACGTGGACTTCAACGCCCTGCGCTACCTGTTGCCATTTGATTGATGGATTTGCCATGTGTTGACCCCTTTATATGAGTATAGGTATTACTTACCCTACCAGTATAGGTTCCTACGTAAGGAGCTGCAACCCTACGTGCTTAGTCAGGGATTAGTTCCGTAAGGTATGCGTCTACGTAAAAGTAGATATCAAGTGGAGCATGGCCCATGTTTTCTGCATAGGTGATGTTAAACAATTCCAGGCCGCTTGGCACCCCCACCCGACGGCCTGACATATTGCTGAGTGTAAACCAGTCTTGCCAAGGTAGGCTTTCTAGCCAGTCGTGGTCTTGCTGGGTTAAGCTGGCATTGCCAAAGGCGTTTATGGGGTCGTATAGGTGGACGTTATAGGTTGCTTTGAGTTCTACAGCTTCGTCACTGGACAACGGGTACAGTAGGTCTATTTGTTTTTCGGCCACTATGTCTTTAATAAACCCGTGCATTAGCAGGGTTACAGAATCGTCCCAAGGATCCCCACTGGTTTGAAATTCTTTTTCTACATCTACCTTGGGCCATAGCCCGCGAACAAACCGCGATTTTCCAACTTTTACTCTTTTCATGCGTTTACCCCTTTCTGTGGTTACTTATACCCTTTTAGTATAAGGTCTGTTTTTATGAGTGTATAGTACCTGCGTTTACCTCTTTCTGCGGTCTAGCTATTGAACAATAGCGCAAGGTCTACCGTGACGTACTCGCCGCACTCGTAATCCTCCATATCAATATAATCTCTTACGCTTCTAAAGTAGTCATACCTAGTTTCATACGCGGCTTCTTTGATACCCTTGGCTTTCAAGTCCTCCACGATTTCCATCAGTGCGCGCAATGTTACTGGCCCATCCTGAAAGCTATACTCCATGTCGTTGTCATATGTTACCCACCACTGATTAGAGCGAATTATAGGAAATTCTTTTTTGTTCCAATCTCTTTTCATATCCGCCAATACTTTTGTCTTTTCAGCTCTAATTTTTTGTAAAATCGTTTGACCCATAATCATCTCCATTTAACATGCCCAAGCCTTGTATTCCCAGTAGTCGCCTATGGGAACAACTTTAGTTTTTCCGTTGAGTTTTGGTAGGGGTCCATTTGGCATAGTAGCTGCATTCCGTGCTGGCCACAGTCTGAACTGTAGTAAGGTGGAGTACTGTGTAGTAGCTGGTAGAGTGCTTCTCCTTCGGGAACGGCCCTACGCCACACTCGTGTTCCTTTAACGCCAGCCACGGTTTCTTGTCTTTTAACGTAGCGTTGTTTGGTTCCCCCTTGATGTGCGGCAAGTCGTTTAGCGGCGTGGTCTAATGCACCGGCTATGGTTTGTGGCGTGTATCCGGCGGCAAAAAAGCTGTCGCCCACTTTCATGTGCTTTATAGGGAATTTACTATGTGGCACACGCTCCGGCAGAGGAATATTTGTTTCAACTTTAAACATGCGTTTACCCCTTTCTTTTGAACCTAAGTAGTTGCTGCTCCACGAGAGTTGGGTTGGCGTGACTCAAAGGTTCTTTGTAAAAAGATTCGTATTGTAGCTGGTGCAGGAGCACGTAGTCGTAGTTTGCGGTGCGGGCCATGTAGACTTCTACGGGTAGCCCTTCGGTGTGGGGGTGGCAGGGTTTGAAATCCTCTATCGTAAGATGCTGCGGCCCCCACTCGGGGTCGGGGTTTTTATCGGTTTCTGCCACAAACCACTCCTTGTTGGTGCATAGGTCTACACCCGTACTCAGGGGTTGCCATTGGGCTACGCCTTGTTCAAGTGCCCAGTCGGTGCTGTGTTTTTCTGTTGCCATGTGTTCACCCTTTATATGGTTACTTATACCCTTTTAGCATAAGGTCTACTTACCTGACTAGCAACTGTACGGGTTCCCATTTGGCCTGCATATCGGCAATCGTTTGGGCGGGCACACCGTGAATATTACCAAAGTCGTTTTGGGTTTCCAAAATAAAGACACCCCAGCGGTAAGTATCTGCTAGTTGTAGGTAGGGGTCAAGTTCGGCCTGTTTACTGAACGTATTACTCACAATACATCGGTAGTGGTATGGGTGTGCTTCTGCGGCGGCATTTTTCATATAGGCTTCTACTTTGTCTTGGCAATACTGGTGAGCTTGCTGTAGCTTGGTGCCGTCAAAGGTGTATTCACCTGTTGTGGGGTCGGTAAAGTATTGGTCAGCCTCGCACAGGAGTGGGGTGTTTAGCAAATTATATCCAGCACGTATTATCCGCGCCAGTGTAGTTTTACCTGACCCGGGAAGGCCCCGAATCAGGTACAGTACACGTAGGTTTCTGGTAGCCATGGTTATTCCATTACAAAGTTCTGTAGTATCACTAAAGGACCGCGTACATCTCCCCCCGCTTGCTCATTAGGCGGTAGGTCCTTAACTAAGCCACTCTCGTCTACTAAAGCCTGATAGCTACCCTGCAACGGTCCTTCTCCGCTTATTTGCACCGTTATGATTTCAAAATGCCCACCATTTAAAAGTTCTTGGAACGTTTCAACCGTGGGGCGGTTTTCAAAATGGTATATTTCGTGACCGCCGTCTTCTCTGGCTACCA